AAAATTTGGCTAGGGAGAGAAGATGAATGAACACGAACAGAACCTAAGAGACTTGGCGGCAATGTTTGCCATGACTGGTTTGTTGATCAAGGGGGATCACCCCTCTAGCATTCCCAATACCGCCCTCAAGCTGGCAAACGCCTTTATGGATGCCAGAGAGTCTGCGGATGAGGAACATGGCATCGTGGCCCTCAAAAAGGTTCGGAAGACCAAGGATGTATAGGAGTCCCAAGCTGCTGCAGGCGGTGCGAGATTGCCCTTGTCAGCACTGCGGGGCCAATGATGGAACCGTAGTTGCTGCCCACTCCAACCAGATGCGTGACGGCAAAGGCAGAAGCCTCAAGGCCAATGACTACCGAATCGCTGCCCTATGTTTTAAATGCCACTACGAGATAGACCAAGGTAAAGATCTATCCCGTCAGGAGCGTTTAAACATTTGGGAGGATGCTCATCGAGCCACCATTGGATGGCTCTTTGAGAATGGCCTTATCAAGGTTTGATGATGTTGCGGATCTGCCGGATGTCGTTTACCAGTAGGTTCTGAGCCTTGGTAATTTCCGCCAGCATATCTCGCTTCTCATCTGCAGGAATAGGTGCAGCACGAATCATGTTGGCTTGTTTCTGTAGGTCATCCATCTGCTTGTTCAGGCTACTCATGAAGTCGCGTGCAGCGTAAAGCTGTGCGTTCTTCTCAACGTAAGCTGGCAGGTTTGGATCGGCTTGCTTCTCCAGTAGATTGATGGTTCGCACAGTGGTATCCACGGAGTGCTTCAGATCAAAGTAAGAGGTGATCTTTCCCCGTGCTTCAGGATCTGCCAAGAAGCGCTTGATGATTGGCATCTGCTCAATACGCTTGGAGGGTTTCTGCACTTCAGGAGAAGTGAGTGACTCTATTGCTGTATCCAGCAGGTCTGCTGCGTAGACTCCCATTGTGCCTGTATAGCCCTTGTATACATGGTCAATCATCATGGGTGACATACCAGCCTGTTGTCCAAGTATCTCTGCCCACTTCGATGTACCCGGCCCGACTTGGAACTCAGGTGCAATACCTTGCAGGTTTTGTCCGACGATAGGACGCTGTGTAAACACAGAGAAGTTATCGCGTGCTTCCAGCAACGGAGCCACTGCTTGCGGCACAGGGTTGATGGCAAATGTGCTTTTAATTGCCCGCTGCATGGCCTTGTGCAGATCATCCGTGGTGTCACGGTTCTCTTGATCAGGCATGAAGAAGCTGCGATAGATCCGTTCGGGGATTGTTTTAAACAGCGTACCAACTTCAAACGGGATTGGAATCTTGATCGGGGTTTTGCCTTCACCTCGGGTGATGATCCAGTTGTTGTCCTTGGTTTCCTCTTCCTGCTTTTCATACTCAGGGTCACCTGAAACGGCGGCAGCGTACATCAGGCTCAAGCCCATCATGGTCAGTCCACGAATGATCATGGCGCGTTGGACTTGCTTTTCCCGCTCAGTGGCATTGGCATCCATGAAGGGACGGATACCTGCGCGGAAGAACACATCCAAGCCTTGGACACGAGCATTCAGGAACGGAATGGCTGCTGCTGCGATACGAACAACGGCAGAACTTCCCTTGCGGTTGAAGTTCATTACCTCCAATGCACGGTGGATAGCTTCTGCTTCGTTGCCTGTCTCAGCAAGGGTAGCCTTGTAAACAGCAATACGAGTCGCAGCATCAGATGCCTCGGTGCCTTTTTCCAACTTGTCCCAGAAAAATTTAAACGGAGACACGGCAGTTTCAAATCCTGTCTTGGTTCCAGTCTTCTTACGCAGATCTTTGGCAAATTCTTCTGTGCTGGCCTCGACATTGCGGGAGAACTCATATCCACCCAAGACGCCAGCGCTCAGGAGCTTCTGGTACTCAGGGGAGTTGTTCATCAGGACATTGCCCATCTCCTTGACCGCAGATGCCACAGGGGTCAGCTTTGCCCCGCTGGTGATGTACGCAGAGACAGAGTCACGCATCAAGTTAGCCAGCATGAAGCCGGGATCTTTGGTAACCGCTGCACGCAGGAAGTTAGCGGGCATTGCGAGGAAGTTCAGGAACGGCAGTTCTGGCAGGTTTAAACTGCTAACAGCATCAACCCAAAGCTTGTCTGCGCACTCATACGAAACCTTCTCCCCTTTTTGTAGCACGGTGACTACATTGGGGCCGGAGGACAGATGATCCATTTTGCGAACCATCTGTAGCATCATCCCGCCTTCAACGGCCTTTTGAGCCGCCACGTTCTTCATGCCAGCTTGGATGATGGACTGGGTATTGCGAGTGATAGTCTCAAGGAAGTCAGCCAGAGGTGCTTCGCTCCCGGTCAACTTCTTAGGTGCCTTGACCCCAGAGATACTCTGGAAGATGTTTGGCCCGACAGTACGCTCACCTTCGATCTGACGATAGAAGGGGATGTAGTCTGAGTAGCGTGTAAATTCTGCTGCGTTCTTCGCAGAGATAACACCGGTGTCCACTGCATACTTGACCAGCCCATCGTTGTACTTGATCCAGTCTTTCTGGACATCAACAAACTCTGGGTACTGCTGCTCCAGTTGTTTGGCAAGAGCCATGTCCTGTGGTGTGTAAAGCTCTTCTTTACCACTTGCCAGTAGGCGCTTACCGCGCTTTGCCCCGGCCCAGAATTGGTAGGCTTGGTAGATCCGTGGATCACCCTTTGCAGCCAATGGAGAAAAGATCTCCACTGCACCCTTGACTGTGCCGTTCTCATTGCTGACGGTGGTGTATCCATCTTTATACACAGGGATGCCACCGATACGGTCTCCTACACCCAACGCAGATGCAGCAACCCCCGCAGCAGCATCAGACTGCAAAGCAGCAGAGTGTGCGTTCTGGTCAGCCAGACGAGAAACCCCGCCCATCTGCGTAGCAATCAGCTTTTCAAAGTCATTTAAACGGTTGTATCGGTCAAGGGCTTTTTGACGCAGGTACGACCAGCTTTCTGGAGCAAGACCTTCTAGCAGTCGATCTACAAAACCAACCTCTTGCCGTGCGGTAGTGACTCGGTCAATGGCTGCGTTAATAGCTGCCCCGTTCGGTAGGTTGTTGATGTCTTCGGCAACGTCTGTGCGCAGGCTGTAGCGCTGCTTTGGCATTTCTTGGTAATCCAAAGACGCTTCTTCACGGGTAAATGGCATTGCCACTGAAAAAGAAGAGCGGAGCGCTTGATCTTCAGCAAGGATGCGTTTGGGCCAAACTTCTGCATAATCAAAATTGTCGGGATCTACTTGTTCAGACCAGCGGATGTTTGATTGCAAACGCACTGGCATGGTGTCATACCCCGCCTTTTGTAAGGCCATTGCACGATGACGGCCTTCATGCCCGACAGCTTTTAAATTTTCGCCGTCTTTGCGTACGATTAATATTGGGAGACTTGTAAACTTTGTTCCTTCATTAACACGTTGCGTGGCAAGCTTCATTTTATTTTCGTCGTATCCAAACTCTGCCAACGCCAAAAATTCATGGATTGGCATGTCAATCAATTTATCCTTGGATTTGTATTGGGTTTGTTTGTGTTCATCCAAAGCTTGTTGTGTAAATGCATCTGCAGCACTACGCAGGCTATACCGGACATCAGGGTTGTTGATGTCGTAGGTGCCTATGTTGCCTGTAGCGGACTTGATTTGGGATGGCTCATATACAGCAAGGTTTCGTTGACCGCCTTCTTGCACGTAGAAGCTATCGTGACCCAGTTTTTTAATGGCCTTTTGCACAATTGGTTTTTCAATTAGCTCCCAATTTCCAGTTTTAATGCCACCAAAATTTCTGCCTGCTGGCAAACCAAATGAATCGCGTTGTGCATTTAATTCATCCAGAACATTTTGTACATGCTTTGGGTTGTTGTAGTCAAAAGGATTCTCTGCGCGGACATATACGGGCATGATGTTTGCGCGGCTGGGCAATGCATCTGCCAGAACCCGGAAAACCTCTGACTCTATGCTGGCTGGAATGAAACCAAATGTTGCGTCAGAATTTTCAGATGTGTTTTTGATTTCCTCAAACTCTGATTTGGAAATATTTTTATCTTTCAATGCTTGCTTGGCACCTTTCATCGTCCAATCCAAACGCTCTTCTGGCGTTGCATTGTTAAAAAGTTCTTTGATCATGTACTCTTCGCCCATACTGCCAAAAGTTTCAGCAAATTGGGGAGAGTCAGTTACAAAAATAGCATTGGCTTGTTTTGGTTTAAATGTAGTGATGTCTCGGGCAGTCCCGTGATACATGACCTTTGGATTGCCGTTTTCATCCACTACCTTGCTGTTACCAAACCAGCGTTTAAATTCTGGTGTATCAGGAGCGGCTCTCAGGCTTAACTTCTCCGCCTGCGGAAGCTTTGGCAGCTTATTAACTAACGGGCTTCTGGGAGATAGACTTCCCAGTTTTTGGGCATCCGACAACTTCGCAATGAAGCTAACCATTGGAGCGTCTACGGCTGCATCGCCAGTTAACGTAAAGGTGGCTGGTGGCAATGAAGCCTTTTGCATTGCAAAGCCACGTTCTTTCAGGGCAAGGTTTTGCACCTCTGGCCTAAAGTTCTGCCAAGCATTCTGCGCTCGAGTCTCTTGAGTTAATGCCCAACGTGCCAATGGATCTTGGGTAGTTGCCATGTGGTTCTTCCACGCAGCAAACTCCCCTTTAGGGCCAAACTCTGTATCGCTAAGGTTGTGAGCAAAGTAGTCATGGACTGCGCGGAGCAAGTCGTTGTACAACATTGGCTCTCCACGGACATCCGTCAGACCGGAATCTACCAACAATGGGTGTCCGCTAAAGTCAAACCCTGTTGGCCCAAAGGTGCCTGAATCCGTTTTCAAAACTTTAAACCGGTTGTTTAAACTAACATCCCGGCGGACTTCTGCGCTGTTTGCGTAGATGTCTCTGTAGTTGCCATCTGCATCAAACTGAGGTTCAGTCAGTTGCACCTTGATAGGTAACGTTTCATACTGGCGCTTTACCTCTTCTGCAAGCGCAGCGTAAGCTTTGCGTACAAGCGGCTTCTTGAGGTCATTGACAGGCAGAGCCTGATAAACGTCTTTGAGAACTGTTTGTTCTTCTTTTTGAGCTTTGGTTAGCGGCTTCTGCTCAAAAGGCTTAATCGGGCGCTTGTTAAGGTACTCCGCAATTATTCTTGGGGTTTCCCTGTCCGCAGTCTGCTTGGGATAAAAGTCGCTTGCAATGTCTTGGTAGCTGGTTCTTGCTCCGTATCCATCTCCGTAGACTGCAAGACGTTGAACTCCTTGTTGAAGGCGTTTGTCTTCTGCTCCATAAGCCGCATGAACTCCTCTGACTTTGTCGAGGAAGTCATCATATTCCGAGATGTCATCTTGTTTTCCTTGTACGTGGTACGCGATTAGTTCCGTTTTGGAAACGGAGAAGCCTTTTAGACCTGCGTTGTTAACAATATCAACTATGTCCTGCTCTGTCAATTCTTTCTTAAGAGGAATTGTGTACACAGGAGTAGCGTAAGAGCCATCACCGAAGTTGTGACCAGCTTTGTACTTGGTTTTGGTTCTTACGTGGATAGCTTCTTGGTTAAAGTTAAGACCAAACCGCGACAAGGCACCCAGCACTTTGGTGGACTCAGACTCGCGGAAGTTAACCTGCGCCATGATGGCTGGTTCACGGCCTTCTTCATACACGCCTTTGATCGGCGTGAAAGAAATCTTAGCTTTTGTGCCGCTTAGTAAGAACCGCAGCGTGCTGGTAGCAACCTTTTGCAAAACTTCATAAGCTTCTTTATCACCGTTTAAAGCACGGGTGTGTAGCTCTTGCAGACCGGGGATTGTCCCGGTAACTGCGGACAGGTTGATGGTGGCTTTTTCCTTAATCTCGTTAGCCTTACGCAGGCGCACGCCACCTTCTGGTGTAAACGATGGATCAAAACTGCTGCCGCCATCCTCAACGAAAGTACCTTCGTCAGAGTTAACCCAATCAGGACTGTCTGCGCGATCACCAATGGCTTCAATCTTGGCGCGTGCTTCCTCAAAAGTTTGCAAGCCCGTACGGTACTTAGTCCACTCGTTACGCACCCTCTGCTTGATTTGGCTTTTGATGTTCTCTGGGAACATGCCGCGCACGGCTTCCCATGTAATGGATTGCATTTCCCGAGGTTTAATGCCAACCTTTGCGGCTGCTTCACGGTAAGCATCTGCAATGATTCCATACGTACCGCCAACGCCAATCTTGGTGTTCTTGCCAACACCGCCAAAGTTATGGGTCACTTCTGGATCTGTTCCAGCCAAGGATTCATACAGGGCAGCAGCCACTGCATGGGTATCAATGGTTACGTGCCCGATAGGGCTGTTCGGGGCAATAATGTTGTTGTAGAAGGAACGAATCTTGTGTTCTTCGCCCAGCTTCTCGCTAATGTTCTTGCGAGATGGGTCGCGGAAAATGCTGACGGTCTTTTCAATGGGGCCGTAGGTAGACCACATCATGGTTGCTGGTTTAAATAAGCCAGTGTCTGGGTCTGGGTTCTTGTTCATCACCGTTCCACCAAAGCCACCTTCAGGGGTGACGATGTTGTACTTGCGATCATTAAAGGCTTCATCATAAGCGCGGACAAATGCAGCAGCATCCTTGACGCTCATGTCTTTAAGCTTGACCTGATCATCACTCATCTTCTTGATGCGCTTGTCAAAGAAGATCTGACGCCCATCTCGGTCAGCACGATCTTCGGCTTCGCTGATGTAGCTTTCTGCGTATTGCAACATCTGGGGAGTCCATGTTGCATCTCCGTAATTGGTCAGGATATCTATGGCCCGCTCTGCCATAGACACATTCTGGAACCAATCCTTTTGCGGAGACATGGCTGCAAGAATACCCGCTACTTGCGTATCCTCCATGTCGTACCTGTCAGCAAGCTCAGACGCAATTTTGTTTGCGCCGTCATACCAAAGCTTGCTGCGGTTGCGGACATCTTTAGGAACACGTTTATGCAGATGCAACAAGTTGCTTACGATGTTGTCCTTGAAGACCTTAATAACATCCTCGTCCTTGGTATCGACAGGTATAAACCCGTAGGACTTGATAGCACCAATAATGTTGCGCTCTAGTTCTGGGTTCTGCTCCATAGACTCCCGAACTGCAGACTCATCAATGGAAAGCATGTCAGAGAGGGGGTCATACAGGCGACCTTTGGCCTGTGGGTTCTGCGTAGAAATTTCTTTCTCGTTTTCCTCTGCTTTGCGGATTAAGCTTTGCTTTTCGGTGGTTCCAGCTTTCTGTGTGGCCTTGAGTTCGCCACGCTCAACTTTGCCAAAGACATCGTCAGAGGTTTGGAAGCCCGCACCGGTGAATGAGTTACGCAGAGCTTCAAAGAACTGCTGCATCTTTTTCAGCAAGGTAGCAAACACTCCTTTAGGAGCGCCGTTTACATCAAAGTCACCAAAGGCATCTGCAATGGCTTCTTCGCGGATTGCATCCATGTCCCCGTTGTACAGGTTGTCATATGCATCGTAGCGGGACTGCTGTCCTTCCTTGATAGGCTGACCGTTGATGTTGCGCTGCTTGAGGTACTTGTCGATCCAGACCTTGTCGGCTTGGTTCTCCAGAACCTTCCACTGACCGGGCGTGAAGAATCCCAGATCCTTTAAACCATGCACGGACTCATGCCGCAGGACTCGAACAGGGTTAGCTGCATCCAAAGCAACCTTGATGACGCTGGCTACATAGGAGCCTTCAGCTTGCATTCCTTCTTCGATCTGTAGGGCTACATCACCCAGCCCAAACTTCTTGAGCATTGGCAGGAGTTGGGATTTGACAGCTTCTTTCTCTGCGGTGGTGTCAGGCTTGGTCTCTTTTTTTACCTCTGGCGCTACCTTCTTCTCGGCGACAAATGGCTTGGCGGGATTTTTACGACGCTCCAGTTCACCCTGTAAACGCTTGGCAAACCCCGGAGCCTTAGTCTTCCCGGCTAATTCGTTTAAACGAGCAGCAGGCAAATTCTCGAGAATATGCTTAAGAGCTTCTTCGCGGGTGGCAAATGCTTGCTCGCTAACGCCTTGTTCCTTGGAACGGTAGACCTTGACGTTCGCAGCTTTACCGGTGGTTTGGAGAGTTACCGGCTGTTGCAGGTAAGCTTTCTTTTCGCGCAAGCGCTGGATGTTGTCATTGGCTTTCTCAACCAAGGCAGCATGTGCAGCAGATGCTTGCTGGTACTTGGGAGTGCGGAACAGACCCGCAGTCTCCATGATGTTCAGTGACCGCTGGCTTGCAGCAATCGCACTGCTCTCGTTGGCAATGGACTTGTCAATCTGTTTGATGGCAGGATCTGCAGTCTTGCTCAGAGCTTCAGCCTTAGCGTTGGCCTCGGCTTGGTTTTGCGTGGAATACAGAAGCTGATCCCCGCGCATGACATTGAAGCCAGTAGGTTGTGCTGGTGCAAAACCTTCCTCGACTTTGAACTCTGCCTGCTCGGCAGGCGTAACCTTAATAAACTCACCGGCAGAGCTTAGGTTCAGGTCACCATTTGTGTACGCATTCTGCAGCAGAATCTGAACGTCGGAGTCCCGTGTCAGACCTGTAACCTGCTTGGCTACCTGCAACGCCTGAGTGCTTGGGATGTCTTGCGCTTCAGTCAGACTGGTTACTTGCTGTACTGCATTGCGGTACTGCTCCGGGCTGTAGTGGACGGCGTTCGTCTTCTCTGGAAGCTGCTGCGTTTCCTCAAACTGGGGAAGCTCAGACAATGCTTTAAACGCAGAATGAAGCTGTGGCTGCTCCATCTTTGCGAGATCGTTCTCACCGGTGGCCCGTTGCAGGAAAAACTTAAAGCCATCTGTATCGGTGGCAATGTTCTTTTGCGTGGCGATATTGGTAATGTCTTCTGGCTTGTAAACCACTTCACCGGTATAGCCGCTCTTTGCCGCAATCAGGCTGTTTAAATCAGCTTTTTCTGCGTCGGGCAATTCACCGGGCATGGCATCCCGAATGTCTTCGATGGAGTAATCATTCAGCGCAGGTTTACCCAGCTTCTTGCGTTGCTCATCAATGTAAGCCACCACCTTGGGTGAACGGCTGGATAATTCTTCCTTGGTGAACCTTCCCAAAGGATTGTCCAGAGCATCACCTACTGTAAGGGTTTGCTTGGGTTGGCCCTTAATCCTGTTGAGCAAATTGTCAATGTTGCTGCGTACCAATCTTGGCGTATCGGATGTGCCATTTTCTGCCGGTGCAAACCCTTGGTTGATGGCATTAATGTGTGCGCCGGTACTAGCTACCTTGGGCGTAGAGTTGTCATTGCGCATATCGCCAAAATGCTGGTCAAGCATTTCTGCAGCATTACGCAAAGCATCACTACCGTAGTAGTTAGCCATTTCTTTGCCGCCGGTTTTATTAATCCAGCCGTCTTTTCCAATGCCAAAGAATGGATACCATTTGCCAGCAGGGACATCTACTTTGCCGCCGCTACCTGTGCTAAGGTAAAACGGAACTTGCACACCATTCACATCCATCAACACCATTTTTCTACCACCGTAGTCAATGATGTTGTTTTCACCAGAACTGCGCTTCAATGGCTTTCCAACCTCCACAAATGAAGTGGATTCATATTGGATGGGTTTGAGCTTGATTCCTTCTGGAGCTACAGGTGCCTCTGGGGTAAACGCAGGAGCAACCTTTGCCGCCTTGTTGTACTCCGTAGCCAATTGCTCCAACTCTGGAGTCATGGCCTTGATCTGCTCTTCAATGTCTTTGTTGTGTAAACGGTCTGCCGTTTCTGTAACGGAGCCATCTTCCACCTTGCGCAGTTGTGCCCGTAGCTCCGCTTTGCGTTTCTCAGCTTCTTGGTACTGCGTTTGAATCTGTTGCAGGTATGCGGGGTCAGTGATGTCTGGTGCTTTAGGAGCAGCGGCAGCGGCAGCTTCAGCGGCGGCAGCAGCTTCAGCACGTTGCTTCTCTACCGCTTGCTGTCGAATGCCAGCCTGAGCCGCTCCTTTCTCTGACAAACGGCCTGCAGCACCCAGTGGGCCAAGCAGGGACACTTGATAAGCGGTCTCGCCATATTCCTTACGAGCATCTGCGTCCGTCAAAGACAGGCCAGCTTGGTAGCGTTCCAAGGCTTGTTGAGTCACTTCAATAGGAACTTCACCGGCAATACCGGTGGCAGTGCCTTTGGCAATTGTGGTGAGGAGTCGCTCCTTGGCGAGTTTCTCCAAACCCTCTGATCCACCCTGCATGAGCAACTTCTCAGGCACCCCAATCATCTTGCCAAACAGTTTCCCGCCCAGTAGGATACGGTCAGACGCTACGTCCAGTACCGCCTGTGGCACAGCGGTAGTCGCAGCCTTGGCGGTGTCAATCTCAATCGGTTTCTTGGCTTGCTCCTGCTCTTGAGCTTGGCGTTCGATGTTCCCGCCAAAAGATTGGACATAGGAAGGGGCGAACGTACCAGCAAGACCACCACCAATTGCGCCAAGAGCCTTGCCCCGTGCGCCAAACATAGAGCCAGCTTTTGAACCAGCCATTGCGCCAGCTTTGGCCCCGGCAAAGGAAGCACCAAAGTTAGGTAGCTGTTCTGCAATTGCCAATGGGATTTGAGAGGCTGTCTCGCCCGCAGCGGATAACAGTCCCTCTTTGCTGTAAACATCCTTAATCTTCTGCAGGCTTACTTGATCTGCGTATTGCTGATCCATAGCCTTGCTACGGGCCAGTGCAGCTTTGGCTGCTTCATTGGCATCACCGGTAACTGCGCCAGCTACAGTTTTGCCCTGAGAAACAAGTTGTTCAATACCTTTCTTAACCCCAGCAACAACACCTGATTCTTTGGTGAATGGTGTTGCCGCCTCTGGTTTTAAATGGTACAGCGTAGCAGTTAGCTGCTCTTCGGAAGACCCCTCTGGTGCTTCCAAATCATAGATGTGACCATCAGGGGCTTGCAGAGAGTAGATCATATTGCTTTAAAAATTATCTGGTGCCGACGATTTTAGCTCCGGGGATGACTGATGCGGATGTCGTTGATTTTTCAGGGGCAGGAATGTCATGCTCTGCGCGTAGGGCTTGCAAATCTGCCTCATATCTTGTTCTCATAGCTTGAGCCGTGGGGCTGGTGCCACTCATAATCATAGGAGAATACTTCTTATCCAGTTCCGCCTTGGCAGAATTAAAGTTCCGCAGATTAGTGGCTTTAACTTGCGCTGCCTTGGCATCAGCGATATCTTGCTTGGTAGCTCCACCGGTGAGTTGGGTGTATTTTTCCAATGCATCTGCGTAAGAGAGGCTAGGATCTTCTTTCATGAGTCGATCAATGCTGCGAGTCTTCTCACCGGGCTTCTCTTCATGGATAGTGCGGTACAGGTCAAGCTTTTTCTGCGCTTGGGCTTGTTCTGCTCTACTAGCAATCACACCCAGACCGGCAGCACCAATATTCTGCAGCGCATTGGGAGACTGCCCAGCCATCATGGACAGACCAAATTGCAACCAATCATTGCCAGACCAGCCTTCAGTTTCCTTGGTTGGGGGTGCAGCTTCCTTGGCGGCAGCAATGATTTCTTTTTTACTTGCTTCTGGCGCTGGATGCCTATTAAGCAAGCTCTGCACTTCCCGTTGTGTGTCATCTGGCCCTGCAGGCGCGGCGGGCGCGGGACGATAAAGTTCTGGGGTGCGTTTAGTACGGTCATCAACCCGTGCATTAGGGTTTAAAGCAGCAGCTTTCTTCTCTGCAATTTTTGGAGCATCCATAATTGCTGCACCAAACGCAGCATCAGGATCCATTGCACCCAGCATAGGATTCTCATACAAAGCTTCTTTCAGCTTCTCTCCGGTAGGAGCAGCCATTACACCTCGCTGGAAGCCTCCAAGTTGTTCGCCAAGAGCGCCAAGACCTGCCACTGCAGGGTTTACCGCCAATCGTGCTGCGCTACCAAGGCCACGTACTGCCGTGCCTAGCCCATACTTCCCAGCCATTTCGCTGCCAGTGATGGCGGCTTGTTTGGCTGCAACTCGTTCAGCCGCTTTTTGTGCAAGTGCTTGATCTGTAGCTGCGGTAACACCGCCACCGGCAGGCCCAGCCAATCGCGGCAAGGAAGTGTTGCGTGCTGCTTGGTCTGCCAAAGCTCGCTCCACCTTGGAGCCTTCAATTACTCGCGCCGCATCAGCAGCTTTAATTTTGTCTTTGAGAGCCGCAACACCTGTTTTAGCTGGGTAGTAGCCCAACCCTGCCGCCGCAGTAGCTGCTGCAGTCTCAGCATCATAGTTTTCTTCGTCCGGTTGAGGTGCGGCTTGCGTTGCAGGAATAGCTGCAATCCCCTGCTCCTTGGGAGTAGTAGGTTTTGGCGGTACTGTTTCCGCTTGTGCCGTAGCTCCGGGGGCAAGATTGAAAGCTAGTTTCTGCAGTTTTTTCAAGTATCCCTGAGCTTCTGTGGGTAAGGTGGGGGCATTTAATTCGCCCTTGTTTGCACGCAGATGTTTGTTTAAAACAGTTTCGCCTTGGTTGTAAGCAACAGCAATCTTGGCGGGATCGCCGTCATACTTCTTGTTTAAATCTGCCATAAACGCAATGGAAGCATCTATGTTTTTATAGGGGTCTTTGCGGTCTTTTGGGTCTACGCCATAGGCTTGCCCTGTTTTCGCAGTAAGCTGACCAATGCCTTGCGGGCCAGTTGGCGATTGCGCATCTGCTTTGTAGTTGGACTCAATTTTAAAAATGGAATCCACCAAGGCTGGGTCTATCCCTTTTTCTTTAGCTTTTTCCAATGCATATGCGCGGTATGAAAGTTTTGCATCCCTACCTTCATTGCTGTAGTTGACATCACCACCCTCATCAAAGGCAACAATGCCTCCAGAGGCCATGTTCATGTCGATTGGAATGCGTGCAATGCCTTGATCTTCAGGCAAGGTTTTCATGCTCTCAAGCTCTTGATCTACCACTTTAGGCTGGGGAGCCTGTTGCGGGGCTTGTGTACGCAGATGCTTACGTCGATTGGATTCCGACAGAGCCAAGGAGAACGTGTATGGATCGTCCTTGTGCATTTCTGCGTATTGCTTCAATGCAGCATCTGGCATTGACGCCAGCTTTGATGTGATGTTTTGGATATTAAGCATTGTTTACATCCGGCTAAGAGCGAGATCTGCCAGTCCTGCACGAATTCTGCCGCCACCGGCTTTCTTGGTAGCACCGTACAGCGCAGCCGCCGCCCCCAGTCCTTGACTAATCAGTGAGGGTGGTGCCTGATACACATTGGTGCCAAGGTTTGACATAGGAGCGCCTCGAACAATATCGGACATAAATCCAATTTGTTTGTAAGGGTAGTTTTGCTCGTTGGTGTAGTTCTGCATACCAACGTCCAACAAGTTTTGACCTTGTTGTTGCTGTTGGGTGCCCATCAAACCTTTGAGGTTTAAATTGCTAAGGTTTTGCCCGTACAGGTTCTGGCCTTGTGAACCAAGTGCTGCATAACCCTGCAGACCCATTTGACGCTGGGTATTGAATTGGTTCTGAGCGTTGGTAAATGCAGCTTGACTTCCTTGGGCTTGAATGTCACCCATCTGCTGCCCCAGATTACGTTCTCGCTCTGCTCGCATGATGGCATCTCGGCTACCACCAAGAGCGCCAGAAGAAGTGGCTCCAGCTTGCTGCTGTGTGCCTTGAATACCTGACTGTCGTTCTGCTTCGCGTTTTTGAATATCAACAACGCTCTGCATGTAAGGATTCATGTACTGCTGTGCAGCAGCCTGATCAAACTGCTGACCAGATAAGGATTGCAGTCCTTGAGCAGCAGCAGTGGAGTAAGGGTCGTACCCCAAATTCCCAGCGCCTGCAAAGGCTTGTTTCTGCAAGTCTGTGAACTGTGCAACTTGGTCGCCACTAAGACCCTGCTTCCTTGCCCAGTCTGCGTAGCTTTGATACGGGGCTTCTACTGCTTTGGCAGCCCCGCCCAAAACAGCTTCGCCATACGGAGCTAGTTGAGGTGCAAACCCTACTTGTTGTTGCTGAACTGATGTGGGGGTATCTGCCATGACTCTTCCTTATGCGGGTAGGTGGCGATCAGCTTTGCTGTTAGTTGCCACTTTGTTTTTGCCAATTGTCTTAGCGCGTCCTGCTTGGATGCGATCCATCATTGCGTACAGTCGTTTAGCGCCTGCATCGGTAGATCCATTTCCTAGTTCCGAAACAATGCGGGCGGGAATTACAAACTCCCCATCTGCGAGTCGTGCTGGCTGATTTTTGCCAATTGTAGCGGGGATACTATCGGAAACCCCATCACCCGGCCCGCGCAGTAATCTACCGCCATCCGAATATGAGCCAAGGTTATATCCACCATTTGCCAGCGCAGCAATTCCGCCATGCGCCCAACCGGGGCCAGCCCGCCCCCCAAATCCACCAACACCACCACCGTCACCACCATCACCACCGGCATTGCCTGTTCCATTACCAGTTCCAGCATGTGCGCCCTGTGCGCCGCCTGCAGTTGCTCCATTAGCAGCGCCAAAGCCTCCAAAGCCACCCACTCCGCCATCACTACCGGAGCGACCACCGTCACCTTTGGTGCCTGACTCACTGCCATAACCATTAACGCCAATAACACCACTACCTTGAGCAGCTTGAGCAGCCTGAGCGGGGTCTTGGCTCATTGGGTTTGCTGCAGGAACTGGAGGGCTGGGCAAAAATGCACCTTTATCTTTGCCTGCTTCAGACATATCCATACCGAATGCGTCACTCACTGGCACTTTTGCCGCTTGCTCTGGGGTCAGATTTGGCAACGGGTTAAAGAAGTTAGCAATTTTGCCTAAAGCAATTTGCCCAGCGCTACCAAGTGCATTACTAGCCACGGCACCCATTTCAGCAAGGCGTCCAGAACCATCACCTAAGTTTTGGACTGGGTCAGCAATACGTTTATCGCCACCTTGTTTGTCTGCAAGGGCCTCTAGTCCTGCAACTTCATCTGGAACCCAGTCATATCCAGTACCGGCTGCATTCAGAACATAATGTCCACCGGTGCGGGTAAGCAAATCAAGAGGCACTAATGGATTTTTTTTGGAAACTGTACCCGTGTCCTCATTTGCTCCTGCGTGATAAAACAACATAGGGTTTGTAGCACCGGGTACACCCATCAGGTAGTCTTGAGCGCGTTGAGAGTCAGTCTTGTTGTCGTTTGGCTGGATATTGGTAGATTTGCCAACTCCACCAAAATTTACAGGACTAAGTGGTTCTCCAGCAGCATTTACCTCTTTATATGTTTTGGTCACGGTGTCATAAACCATATGGTTTCCAACTAAACCACCCTCGTCATATTTCACGGGTTGGCCCACGCCACCAAAGGTCACGGCTGAACGATTACCAAATTCATCAACTGGGATTACTTCATCTTGCTCAAGGGCACCTGTTACGGGGTTTTTCCTGTATTTGCGAATATTGCCTTTGTTCTGCAATGCAGCAATTCCAGTGTTTTGATCTGCACTTGCCAGCGCAGGCAATGCTGCGGCACCGATAGCCCACTTGTTGTCTTTCAAAAAATCCAATGGGTGTGAGGCTGCTTCGGCAAAACCTGCGGAGACATCTGGTTTGGCTGCAGCTTTAATGGCAGCTACACGGTCAGCATCAAACGCAGGGTTACTAGAGTCAAAGGCCGCATTAGCCGCCCTAGCGTTGGCAGCACTACCCGCCTCTCCCAGACTACCCATCAAACTAGCACCACCCCATGCGCCCAATCCAGCCGTCAGTCCTTTTTCAAGGCTACCTGTGGCTAGACCAGTTGCACCACCAACCAAAAGACCGGTTCCAACGGCAGCATCTGCGCCAACTAGTCCGCCAACAAACTCGCCCGCACCGGGAACAAAATAATCAACTGCAGCACCAATTAGGGCTGGAGCCAAGTCTTCAAGTTTAAACGCCTCTGGCAGTCCAGTTTTAGGATTGGTACTCAATGATGTGCCATGTCGCCGCGCCAGCGCTTGTAGTCCCGCTACCTCACGGGGAGTAACGTGCATAAGCATAGAGTCGCCATTGCGACCCTGAGCAGCTAGGTGGTTTGCAGTATGTTGGAGGCTCATAATGTTTCTCTATTAAAGGGCTGAAACAAAGCTTAGTGTAGCAACCACTGAAGCGGTTGAGGGACGAACTGGGCCGGTAGCAGCAGCATAGGTGTGGATTGTCACGGCGGCATTAGTGGTTGACCAGTAAATTTGGACATAGTCATTGGCAGCCATACTCAAGTAGTAATTCCAGCCAAAGATACCATGACCCTCGTTACCTGCCCCTGCGGACTTTCTAGCTACGATAGATATAAAACCTGTTGAGCCAGTTATATCTGTAGAGGAACCACCATCATTGCCTTGGCGCAACCAAATACTAACGTCGTGTTGTGCATTGTCCGTATTTTGAATTTGCACGCTAAACTGCAAATTGTAGATACCAGCATTGACTACACGGATTTTTGAGGTGTCCAGACTTACTTTATTACTAAAGTCCGTAGTGGTTAGCTGCATCAAGGTAGCTGTATTAGCTGTTGTAGTCTGACTAGTGTAGTCAGAAAAGGCCCCGTAGGGGTTACTTATAAACCGCCCACCGTCGCTTGCTAGTAACGACTGCGTGAAGTTGTCCAACTGCGCAAAATACAGCCGGAGAATGTTATTCTCACTATCCAGCATTGATGGGTCATATGCAGGCGTAGCAGAAGGTAGCCGGGGGGCTACTGTAGGACGTATTGCCAACGTGCTAGTTGTAGCCATTATCCACCCCTCCGTCCATCAGGCCGGATATCAATGCGCGGCGCTCCCAACTGCCATTGTGTGCCCACTTGGTTAGATTCAATCCGCATAGACATTTGCCGCCCACGCACACGGATATTAATCTGCCCATTGTATTTATCCAATTGGTCGGCAGTGAGGGGGTAGGTGTTTGTTGCCACAACGGATTGCGTAGCGTCCAAGCTTGTACCACCAATAGATTTGGGGTCGTTGTATCCTGAGCCTGAATTCTGCAGAGGCTGAAGCTGCATGGTCAAGGCTGGTGTTGTGTTAGCCGTGGAGCCACGGAACGTCAAGTCTGGCAGCATACGCCACACAAACGCAAAGTTATGCCCATCGCCAATATCAAACTGAGATGTTGTAATCCATGCGTTCATAGCTGTTCCGGGCAAACTATTTGTCCCATCATCAACGCCATTTTCATGGTAAACCAAGTTTTGTGCATATGTGGCTGCTACGGGGTAAGGCCGGAGAGATGAGTCCAACCATGCAGTCCGGGACATAGAACCATAGTACCAAGCATCTTCTACGTAGTTGTACACAACATAACGGTCAATTTGCGGTACGCCATTAAGCTGGGGTGCATTTTTCGTGCAATAGAACCACCAGACTTCGTTAAAACCCTCATTGGTACTAGAAAATATTTGCCCAAATTGTGTGCGGTCAATATCATCATAGATAAACTGGCGCAGGTCACAGCGTAGAGTTTGTACGCGACCATCATATTTGTAAAACTTGTCTTGACCCATCCAGTACGCTACACCGTTTGTGTAAGATGCAGCATTTTGGCTAACAATAGAAATGTTGTCAGACAAGATTTGAGAACCCCAGACATAAGGCGCCCCCAAGTACTGCAAGGAATAGACGGCAGCATCCGTGTAAACCAAAATTTCTTGGCGAGCTTGCAAGACTGCTTGGATGCTAGATCCATGCGACAGCACCAAGCCACCTGCTTGATTTGTAATGGCGGGCGTCCACTGGGTCAAGCTTTCTTGGTCAGACCAACGTATTGCCATTGGATTAAACGTGGTACTCAAATACTCATTGGTGCCAAACACAAATGTAAATTTGCTGGCATCAGACACAATCAATGTGTTTTGTGTCAAAGGTACGTCAGAAGCTCCGGGTAGTGAGGCCACCGGTATAGCACGAATAGAAATTGTGTGCGTGCCAGACCCAGCAGAAGAAGTGTTTATAGCCACACCACCAGAAGTCAAGGACAGGTTGAAAGGATTAGAAGTGGATGGGGACGTATATTTAACGTAGTACACCGTGAATGGTTGCAGCGGAGTTGGCAATGCTTCTGTGGTTTCAAACATGATAGCGGTGCCATCGCCCAACGGATTAGTCGTATTAGAGGTCAGCGTTACAACTGCGGGCGTTCCATTGGAAATAGTTACTGTAGTGGGAGCCGCCAATGTAGGGGCCGTAGCGGCATTCCACATGTACATAGCCCCTTTTTTCGGGCCAAGCAGTAGGTTTTGACCAAAGTTGTATTGCGTCCATAACTTGGTGCCTGTGTTAATTGCCGTTGTTCCTACTCCTCCCCAGCCACCTATTCCCCAAGTTCCAGTATTCCATCCTGTGGTTGTATTGGTTGTAATGTTTCCTACGTTCAGTAAGTAAGCGGCGTAAGCAACAGAACCCCCGCCTGCAGTAATAACGCCTGTGCCGCTTGTGGCTGCATTAATTGCGTCTACCGCATAAGTCGTGGATGAAGGTAGCCTAGTTACTTGATATTGACCATTGAGCGTAATGCCCGTCACCGGGGTCATTCCAGAAAAAATAACATAGTCACCAATGTAAGGGTGATATGTGTTATCAGTTACGATAACCTCCCGAGACCCACCCGTTGTGGATATGGGATTTGTTCCTAAAATGTGCGAACTAATAATTGGCGTGATATCGTAGTAGTTATCACTCTGGGTGGTTGTCGCCTGACTGATGTAAAACTTTGCTTCAGTTCCCACCCCAATCAAATTAGCATTTGCCAGTGTTGTCCAGTTCCACAATGAGCGGCACAGACCTGTGTATGTATTTGGGGAAATTTGTGTCCAGCCACCAATTTTTTCAGGCGTGCCTTGACGAAACCTAACTAAGTTTGACTCGTAGTATCCGCCTTCGTTGGTATACCGAGTGTTCTCCCGGTTAACTCCGGGCTTGAGGGCGATCTTTTGTAAAGGCATTGCTCATTTTCCCATGAATCAGGCAAATGCGCGAGTGCCTGCCCGGTCAATAATCAAAGCTTGCCGTCTTGGTTTGAGCGCGGTGGTGTTGGGAACACTGATATGAGTCCAAGCGTCAAACTCACGAATGATCTGGTCAAACGGCAGGTTGGCAGCAATAACAGAACGGACAACTGCATCGGGGGTCATCCCCGGAACTTTCAAGTCGGCAGCGCATCCCAGTCGATGCTGAGAGGTGTCTTTGGAACCAACTGCATCGTTGACCGCTTTAGATCGGAAGGCGGAGTTGACCATGATGGGTTTTCCTCCAAGTGCTGTTTTGACAGCTTCAAGAAATTCTGCAAGACGTTGCAAGTTGGCTTTTTCAGCATCATTAGGTGTGTTGTCCAGCGTGCGGTGATCGGTATGGGTTAACTCTGCAAGAGTGAAATGCGGGGTCATTTAAACGTTCCCTTCAGCGCATCAGTCTTGTCCTTACTGGACTTGGAACTACCGTAGAAGAAGCTGATGATGGTAGCGACTGCGGTTCCCAAGAGGAACCCAAGGATGATGTTGCCAAAGTCTTTGCCGCTTGCGGGAACAGTACCGAAGGTAATGGCAAAGAAGTAGGCCATTGAGCCAACGCTCCAGAACCATGCAAACCAGTAAATGAAGTGCTTGGCAAACTTGTCTTCTTGATTGAGGGCAGTCTCCTGCATGTGACGGGCACTATCTCTATCTGCGTTCTCAAGCTCAAATTGACGCAGGTCTAGTTCAGCCAGTTTGGTCGCCGCTTCCGGGTCTCCGGCAATGGCTTTTGCCACAGCTTCAACGTCATCAGCCACGCCAAACTTGTTGGCAATAGCGGTAATAGCGAGACCGCCAAGAGGCCCGCCGACAGCAGTTGCAACAGCAGGAGCAAGTCCTTTAAGAAGTCCAAGTAATTCATTCATCATTTCCCTTTCTGGCGCTCTTCAAGCAAAGTAACTTTAACGTGCAAGGTGTTGATCTCTTTGTAGATTTCTTCCTTGAGTTTGTGTCGGGCTTCGGCTGACAACGGGCTGTCAGTGGGCACACCCTGCGAAGTAATAAGCGCAGGCATTGCGCCCTCAATCTTAGTCAGGCGGGTGTTAAACGAAGAAACTTCACCAAGGAGCCAAGCAAGTGATGCCACCACAATGGGTATCACCGCCTTCATTACATCTGCCCAGTTCATATTACCTCCGCATGAAGTCAACGTATTCCATCGTACCCCAAGCAACTAGGGTAATCACCAAGGAAACAAGCACGATCAGTAATCCCAACTCAACTACTTCGCCAATTTCCTTGGCACGCTTGGCCTTGGCCTTTTCGGCCTCAATCTCATCTGCTTTGTTCTGTGCCACGATTCGGTTCCTCTCCCGAAGAAAGTCCATCCACAAATTTGTCTTTCCTCTGCGCATGAAGGAGATTTTGATCTGCTCTTCAATCTGCTGCATTTCTTCTGCAAGCTGAATAAACTGCATTGCCTGCGAATTTACCGACTGGAGAGACTTCTTTGTTGGCTTTGCCTTCTCCTTCATCACCGCATCTTTGGCGTCAAAGAACTGGTGGAATAGTTCAGAGGCGTCTTTCCCTAGCGCAATGGCCTGTTTGACCCCTGCTATAGTTGCTCGCGCTGTAGCAATTAGCGTTATAGGGTCAAGCATATTTAGCTCTTAGGATACTGCGCTTTAACCGCTAGGCAGTCTGCAATGTATTTTGCAATCTGCTCTTGGTCGCCCTTCACAATGCCATCCAAGTAGTCCGTCATGGGCGGGTACTCTGCAGCACGTTTTTGTGCATAGGTCAATTCTGATTTAGGGCGCAAAGATTCTGCTTCTTCGTCTGTGATTTGAATTGAGTCAGCAGGCAGAAAATGCTCATACTCAACATCAATAAAGTGAAGAGAATTGTCTGGAGCTTTGTAATATGGCATTTGTAATCCTTAACGAAGTTCGGCCCAATAATTCATAGCTCCGTTACTACTCGTTATGTACGATGAGCCGGGTGGAACAATTGTAATAAGCCACGCAGTGGTTGCATTTGGGTTTGTTGCTGCAGTTTGCGCTATTACTCCGTTAACAGAAATTGTGTGTCCTACCGTAGCATTTGTACCCGTAGTTACCGACACCACAATTGGCCGCCCCGTAGTGTTGTAGTACGTAACTGCGTTAGCACGTGAACCAGTTAGGGCTTGCCAAGTCTGCCCATACCCCAAGCTGCTCATTGCAGTTAATGCTTCTCCACCAGCACCTTGAATGGTAGAGGGTGCAGTAGCCCAAGCACCTGCGGTTGCTTGAGTGGACTCAATGTATCCAATAACCCGGTAGGCTACACCAGTACGCGCATTGGTAGAATAAATAGTGAATGAGTTAAATGAAGACCCACTAATAGCAGTGGTACTAATTACACCTGTTTCTGTTAAGTCATTACCGCCAGCTTGATTAACAACAGCAAGTTCCAACGTGCCAGCATTATTAATTGCCAACACAATTAGCCGCGATTGCACATTATTAATAGTTCCCAAAGTCGCGCCCGCCGGCACTACCAAATTTGCCGGTGTACCAGATACAGTAGTCACCGCACCGCTAGCCAAGTTTGTAGAGCGAAAATCCAAACTTAAAGCAGAAGCACTGATGGTCAATGCGCCAAGTAATACCGAAGCAGAAATGGGCTGTATTTGCGCTTGTCCCGAAGACCAGATGGGAGGAGCATCTCCTTGACTTACCAGTACTTGTCCCGCGCTTCCATATGCCGTTGCCGATGATCCAAAGGTAACACCACCATTATTAGTGATTCCCATTCGCCGGGTCAATGTTATGGTTTGCGTCACTTTACCAGTACCAGCAAGAGTGCCGCTCGCAGTACAAGTTATTAGCGCACCTATCGCTGGTACGGTTCCCGCTAACGCACTAAACAACGTAGTCCATTGCGCACCAGTGGTGGTGCCCGGATCAGTGACGATGTAAACCGTGCCTAATATTACGCTACCAATATTAACTCCACCAGCAGATGCTGTTCGCCAGATGTGACTTCCAGATTGCTGGTAATAATCCGCTGCAGAACCAGAATATTTATATAGCCACGCTGAACCATTGTTGTATGCATTATTGGAGAGACCAGCGGCTGTACTATCACCATAGATGCTTCCAGAGTGATTAGGCTCCATTACGTTAAAGCCTGACCCCCAAGCAGATGGAGTCACACCAAGACCAATGTTGGTAAACAACCCAACACCATTTTGGTTAGCCACTTTTACGTAATCCGAACCATTCCAAGCCACAACGGCTTTTTCACCGTCAACCAAAGTAACTCCCGTGGTAGGAGTAACTCCGCGCACAGTAAGCAGGTATCCGCCTGAACCTGCGTTGTTAATGATGTATGACTTGCTGGTAATTGGCAAGTTTAGGTTGCGGTTCCCAGTTTTTGTGCCTGAGATATTTAGAATAGCGTATTGGGCGGTGGTTGACCCAATGTTTGTTGCAGGGTATGTAGTATTAGCACCAGTTGTTTTGGTCAGAGTTACGTCTGAGCCAGTAATAGTAATAGCAAGCCCGCCAGCAATAGCAATGTCCAAGTAAGAGGTCAGGCCATTATCAATAAGGTTGCCCCAAGTTCCCGACTCTTCACCAGTAACAATGACTGGAAAGTTAAGATTGGTGGTATATGATGTTGTCATGTTGTAACCTTATGACTGAGAAATATTAGTCCACGCTGGAGTTTGTGCAGTACTTACTGCAGTCCATACGGGAGTTTGTGCGTTGTTAATAACAGTCCAAGTCATATATTGCCCTGTTAATTTGAACTTCTAATCAGTGCAGTAGTTGAAGTGTTGGAAGGCATAGTAATGAGGAACGTCGTAGTTGATGTCTTATCTGCACCAAAATCAATTACTGCAATTGCTCTGTTAGCCTTGCTGACATTGTAAATTAGGGCGCACCGAGCCGTAATAGCTCCAGTCCAAGATACGTTGGCAAAGTTCACGTAAGCAGTGTAGCCAGAAGTGTTGATTGTCACCCCAGTAAGCTGGCTACCCCCTGCTGTATAAGTTCCTGTATTAGGTACTTCATTGGTGCTACTGTATATCGTAGTCTCTGCGTTTAAATTAGCATTGCCGGTGTACAAGGCAATCTTCAGAACATCCGTGGATAGGTCATGGATGCCCTGATATAGCTCTTTCTTAAAGCTGGTGGTCTGGGTTTGAACTATGCTCATGTAACCGCCTGACGATATTGACCACTACGGTATGCGTCTTGACGCTCCATGCCATCACCCAGACGTTTAGCCAGACCAATAGCTTCTTTGAACTTGTTGTCGTACAGAGCCATCATGTCTTGCTCGCCCTTCATGTAGGTATATGCCTCGACAAGAGAGCCATATAGCAACACGGAATCAAAGTTATCACCAAGCCATGTGGTACTTGCGGTGGTGATGGATTCTGGGTAGTAGTAGTAATGAAGTTCTGCGCTGTAATTTACATCAGGCGTGGGGCCAAGAATAAGGGAGAGTTCTGTAGTAATCGTGGAGGCAACAACAGCAGGGCCAAATAGCGCGTAATATTTGGGAGTTCCAGTGTTGGATGTGCTGGGGTACGCTTCCCGAATGAAGTTAACATCCTTGTTCAGAAGGTATGTGTAGTCTCCACCACCAGAAGGGAACACTGCAACTGAATACGGGGCCAAGAAATCATCTGGGCACGACAGGTATTTATTGCTGGCTGTCACTGTTCCCGTTACGTTTTTACGCAGTGAGGGGAATTGAACCGTGTTGTAGATGCGCTGCTCTGCCTGCGTGATGAACGTGTTCATCGCAGTTGTCGGGAACGTGTTCTCCGTATAGTCGGAGATCGCGGTGACTAGAGCAGCGTAGTTCATGCCATTGGGCCTCGAGACATGAAGCCTTTGGTGGCACATCCTGCGCCGCGCATTTTGATGCCATCTTTTTTAACTGGCTCATTACCAGCAGACTTGCTGATTGCACCCACAGTCATGTCCACAGTATCAGCCTTGCTGCGGTTGGGTGGAAAGCCGGGATTAGTGCCGACTCCTTGCGGGGCTTTAGTCATTTTCTTTCCGTCCATCGTGTGTGGTTGGGCATAAACAGCGGCAGAGCCAATTTCCTTGCCGCCTTTTTTCATACTGTAAGCCATGATTAACCCGTCTTCTGGTTGGCTGCACGAGACATATTGCGCCCCATACGCATACGGTCTTCACTGGTAGGGCCACCTTTTTTAAGCTTCAAGGATGTACCCTTTCCGCCTTTATGCTCTTGAGCATCGTGCTGTTTAAACGCCTTCTTGATCATAGCCTTATCTTGTGCCAGATCAGATTTACCTTTTTCCATGATGGACTCCTATGAAACCGTTACTGTTACTGTGCCAACACTTGTGGTTCCTACCAAGTAATTCGGCGTTAAAACTGCATCAAAGCTACTAGCCCCGCCTACAGGATACCAACCCCACTGAATATCCCTAGAGCCACCCGAAGGGTAGCCTTGGGTATTAGGGCCAGAGGTCACATATGTGGTGTCGTTGCGAGGATTGCGCACTGCCTGCGGATCACTCACTGGATACATACCAAGCTGCAACTGTGGCTGATCGGGATCCCAGCAAGAACTACATACAAGCAAATTGTACGTCTTTGTCTTGATAATCTCTTTGCGTAGCTCCGTTAACTTAAACCGGGCACCACACCTATCGCACATGGCGATACTGTTTTTGCCTGATGCAAACCGATTACCCATCTCACGTTCCGCTTCCAATAAAGGCTTGGCGGGGCACGAATCTGACTGCTGCTTTTTCGCGGTCTTCTTCCGCAGCCAAAGCCCAAGCTTCGTCGTATTGCTGCTTGAGAATATCCAGCCGCTGAATACCGTTTGGTATTTTCAAAGCCAAGTAGTAGGACAGTCCAGCTACCATGCATGGCAAGAACCGGAACGGTACATCCATTGTGTTTACACCAGTGCCAGCGTTATCAATGCGGCGCAAGCGCCAGTAAACAAACTGATAGGTCTGCGTGTTATCTGGTACGGGCCAGACAGTAATACGAGGCGTTTCTAACCGCTCTATCCAGACTTGGATTGGACGAGCTTGTTGCAGCTTGTTAGGGATAGTTGCGTAGGTAGAAACGCTGATGCGGGTAATGGTCAGATCTGCCTGAGTAGATGCACTACCTGCACCGGTGCGGATCACATGCTCCAAAAGATCTACGGTGTCTGCTGGTAGATCATAGGTGGCTACGCCGGGGAGTAGGTCAATGGTGCCCTGCTCAAACGTCCACATGTTTACACCCCGGTTAGCCCAGTCGGCAAACAGGAGGTTTAAACTGCGCCGCGCAGTACGTAGGTCATAGCCTGAACGCAGTTCGGAGCCAGCACGTTCAAATGCTTCCTCTACAATTTCCGAGAGGTCGAGATTGAAATTTGCAACTCCTGAGACAGCCATGTTTTACTTCTTCGCGGTTTTTGCAGAGTCAATAAAAGCCTGAGCAGTGGGCGCACCCTTCTGACCGGGCTTACGCATCTTCTCACCCCTAGCTCGCTTGGCATTGATGTTGGCATACAAGCCTGTAGCTCCGCCTTTGGCGTACTGCATGAAGTCAGTATCATCCCGGCGGGCAGTCTTCTTACCCTTTGGCATCTTGGATGGGGAGATGTCACCCATACCGCGACTGGACATCATTTTTTAGCCATCCCGCCGCCGCACATGATCATAGTGCCCTTGGTCTTGCCACGCTGTGCAATACCGTCTGCACGAGCAGATGCAGAGCCACCTTTAGCCATCTTCTTTACCGGCTCATCCACTGGAACGCTGTCAGGATACATCGTTGGCTTAGGAGCAGGCTTGGACTTGGTTTTTTGAACTGGCTCATCCACCGGAGTGGATTTGGGGTATTTGTAATCAGGCATGATTAGCACATCTTTCCACGAGTTTTGCCACGTTGAGCAATACCATCTGCACGACGAGATGCAGAAGAGGTTGAGCCACCCGAGGCCATCTTCTTGACTGCACCGCCACGCTTCATTGCATTGCCTGCTTCATCACCTTCACCGCTACTAAGACGGGCACGGGCTGCGGCATTAGCATCTCTGCGTGGAGCATATGCAGCCATCGTCTTATCACGGCGGTCTGCTTCTTCCATCTTGTCTACGGCAGCTTTCCCGCTTTCGCGGTACTGATCGCGGCGAGCATAGCCAGCAGTGCGCTGCAATGGTTGACCTTCTTCATCAAGGCCACGATCTGCATTGTCTTGAGCGTTCATGGCTGCGCGGGCTTCAGCAGTGGGGCGTGCTGCGTTTACACCAAACTTTGTGCCTTCTGGTGCTTTACGGGTTAGTCCACGTTCCTTGTTCAAGAAATCACGCAAACTCAAACCGGACTCTTCCAGTTCTTTCTTAGAGACCATACGATTAGTAGCCATGATGTACTCCTTAGCAAGGGCGGGCCATGCCGCCACGCTTCATAACAATATCTTTGCCTTTGGTTTTGCCTTTGCTGGCAACTCCATCTGCGCTTTTATGACCTGCAGCCAAGCCGCCGCCAGCCATTTTTTTCATGCCGCCGCTCATGCCGCCAGCCATTTTCTTAACTTGAGAGCTAGATTTTGTAGCCATATCACCACCTTGTTTAAACGTCTTGCCTTTATCGGCTTTGGTAAAGTCTTGCCCCACTGATTGTGGGACACCCGCTTTCTTGGCGAAAGCAGGACTATGAGCCACTGCAGCCATGAAATTGTGTTGCTTCTTTGAACTACTCGGCATCTTTCTTCTTCCTAATAAGGTCAACGAAATTTTTGCCAGTAACCATTTCAGCGATACGCATTACTGCAAGTACTGCTCCTATAAGGCCAAACACGGGTGAAATAACCTCAAGGAAAGACCCAATTGCTGCCAACGGAGCAACTACGTCTATGGTGTTTTTGATGGTGTCGTGGTAATCAGTCATATCAGCACTCCGCCTCAGTAGTAGCTCGGTACTTATCCCATTCGGGATGATCTACGGATGCGTACAAGTATTGTGCCGCAAATTCAAGCAGCATGGGGTCATCTCTAAAATGCCCCAAACCTCGGTTGCAGTGGTTACATAGCATCCCACGTACTTTGCCAGTGGCATGGTCATGATCTACCACTAGCGTTTCTGCCGACCCACAAATAACGCACTCGGACGTTGAAGATTTTAAGTTTGCCAAGGCATCATCCGTCATCACTGCACGAAATTTTCCACGGTTGGTAGCACTTCGGTATGTAGCTCGGCACGCACGACACCAACTATCAAAACCATTGCGCTTTTTATTGTGCAAAGGAAAAAACTCTGCGGTTGCAGGTTTAGTGGCATTGCAGTGTGTGCAGGCTAACAGTTCCATGCTTTTAACGACAGCGCTTTGCGCGTTGGTCGCCCCTTCTCGTCTTTCATTGGCCCCGGCATTCCACTCATCCTTGCGCAAAAAGAGTCTCGGCGTCCGGCATCTTTTTTCGTTTTTGGGTGTGGTGCAGGAGGCTTCAAGTTCATGCCTTGTTTTTTGGCTGAAGCTCTCCCCTTGGCGTTCAAGCCGCCCTCGGGGTTCTTGCCTTCTTTGCGTGTCCATGCGGGTGATTTTGCCATACTTAAATCCTAAACCCAAAACCAAAACAAGTGCCACCGTTACCGGTTCCAAAACCAACATCAGGACTGCCAAAAAGCCAACCTAAGTTGTTACCTTCATTTCTGTTAGTTGCATTAGTAGCAATCCATTCTGCGCCACCAATAGCGTTGCTATCTTTGATAGTTAAGTAAGTGACTGTATTGGTACCAAACAAGCCGTACAACGTTGCTTGTGTACCCGGAACCATACTTTGCAAATACTTTTGATTTGTACCTGTTGTTACAAATGAACCACAACGCGTTTCAGTAAAAAGTGGGGAAGAAGATTCTTTGAGTTTTAAAGTGCCATTGATAAGAGTTAAGGTTTGATCATCGAGGTTCAAACCACTTAGCATTTCCCATGTTCCACCAACACCATTAAATGTCATTGGAAAATTACAGACATTTTCAGAAGTATCAATTGTCTGAAAGCCAACACCATTAAAAGTAGTTACTAGAGGGCCGCCTCCTACTGACATCCCACTATTAATTGCCAAATTTCCATAAATGTTGCGTGTGGCATTACCAAATAGCCCATTAAAACTGATAAAGTTTAGGTTATTAAAAGTGCTAGTACCAGAAGAAGTGACAATGTCACTGCCATTGGTGATGTTAACGTTTGGAATGTAAGCATAATTACTTACATTTGCTCCCCAACTCATGTTGCGAGTACCTGCTGTAGCAACTGGACTGCTAGTTAAATTAAATGTTGGTCGTACGTCTGAAGTAAAGTTTGTAGTTACGCCAGCAGCAATTATGTTTAACGTATTTCCTGAAGTAGAACTGCCCGTTAGTACAATTGCAACACCATTAGACAACAGACTACGTACTGCAGTACCGGTGCCCGCATAAGCGCCAATAGATAATGTTCTGGAGTTCAGGTCAAGTGTACCCGCAGTCAAAGTAAGCGTAGCAGTTGATGCTGAAGTCAAATTATCAGCCAACAACACAGTACCACCGGGGGAGTTAATGGTAAAGTTTGTAGAAAACGAAATGCCATTGCTGGTAATAGTTTGCGTAGTACCTTGTCCAATAAAAGTCCATGAAGTAAGGGTGGTAAACGAAAGACCAGCGCATGAAGTCCAGTTTCCATAAAACGAACAACCAACTAAACATGAAATGGTTAGTAAGTTGCTTCCTGTCGCTCTGGTGCAGATAACTGTTGGTATTTGGAAGGTAATATTAAGAGCAATAGTGCTACCGGTGGTTATGGTAGTCAGGTCGATGTAAACGGTATCCTGTGCTAGTGGAAAATTAGCGTTGGAAACCGCCCCACCGGGAGAAGTTGCCCAAGCAACAGAAGTCCAGTTACCTCCAGCAGCAAGATTCCAGTACTTGTTTACACCTGTGGTAAATGTAATACCAGTGTTGTTCAAACAGTTGCCAATGCGAGTGCCCGTCCAAGAAGCTGTTCCCGCTCCGCCAATGTCTCGGAAATCCACATCTGTCATGCCAGCCAAAGTGGCAACAGTCAGGGTGCGGCGGGTGCCAATAGAGTCGCTCTGTACAAAGGTTCTAAGACTTCCGCTAGGAGTACCTGTTGTTTGCAGGGTCAAGGTTCCGGTAATTGTTTGATCTGCGCCTATGGAAACTTGGCGTTGCCCTGATGCACTGCGGCTAGTTTGGGTGATGTTGGTGAATGTATTGGCACCTAAAATACTTGTTGTGCCTGAATTTACAGAGGTAAAGTTAACCGTGTAAAACGTCTGACCGGCACCATTTAAGGTGGGACTAGTAGCGGTACAGATAATGGTAGATGTACCAGCGTTGAACGTTAAGTTTGTTGCGTTTGTAAGGTTGATTGGTGTTGTTGCTGACAAGGTGAGGGTGGAAGCCCCCAAATTGATACTGCGCGTCAAAGTGCCTGATGCTGTAAGGTTAGCTGCTGTATAAGCGTAACCATTTGTAACAAAAGAACCAGCAAGTACAAAATTGCTTGCAGTGTTGGTAAATGCAGTACCAAGTGTCCACTCACCACCAACACCGTTAAAGTTAACCTGCGCCGCGCCTAATGTAACGTTATTAGTCTGAACAACTTTGCCAGTCGTTGTGGCTAAAAAATTAATATTAGCGTTAGTAGTTGTAGTAAATGCCACTCCGCTAGAAGAATTTACCCAAGTACCATAACAGTTAATTACTGCTGTAGCCCCTAAAGTCATAGTTACTGAACCAGTTGCTGGCTGAGTAATAGTAATATCTTGGGCAACGGCATTGGTTCCTATCGTCACCGCATAGGAAGCGCCGCTGGAGTAAATATTAAAAGATACATTATCTGAGGCGGTTGGCGCTACTCCAGCCGGAATAGTACAAAAAGCGTCACTGTACCAATGCGTAGCATCTGTCGCATCCCATGTACCTGATCCACCACCCCAATATAACTCTGCCATGATTACTCCTGAACAGAAGATGTTTCAATAAATGCAAGCCACTGCTTGTAACGATCTTGCTTCATTGCTTCAATTTCTGCATCAGTCATTGTTTGACCATCAAGCAGAACTATTGCATCTGCGTATTTGCCGTATGGGCTGTCAAACTCAAAGTCAATTTTGACCATGTTAGTAGATGCGTAGCAAGTTGGTAGCCGAAGTGACGCTAGACCAGACACGGATGACCTGTACTGGAATTACTTGTCCACCCAATAGCCCGAAAAATGTCACTTCATCACCCTGAGCCGTAGTAACTTTTACGTTACCTGCTCCGCCTACGTAAATCACGCTGGGTGATGGTAGGTTAATCGTGTCGCTGTTTGTGAACGTAGCAGCCCCGCCCGGATACATTGGGAACGTAGGACTGTAGTTAGTCTTAGCCATAATCAGTCTCCTAAAAATGAGGGGCCGAAGCCCCTGAGATCAATTACTGCTGAGTTACCGATGGGTACATAGATCCGTCAGAACCACGCACAATGTAGCTAATCTCCAAGGTTCCAGCGCCTGTTCCGCCACTACCATTGACTTGAGTAAAGGAGACTAGTGCGTCAGTAGCACCAACATTAGCTACCAAACTTGGGTTGGAAGTTCCAAGAGTAAAGCCCCCTCGACCTGTGGTGCCCGCAGTAGTTCCAGAAGGAGCGGTTGCGCTGTTAATTGCTGTGCCGTTTACAAAAAAAGCAAACGTAGGAGCGGTTGTGGTGTATGCCGTTGTAGTCAAAAATTGAATTGCTTGGATAATTGATCCAGCAGGCAAAACAGCCAGTAGCGTTTGTGCTGTAGTGTCCGCATATGCAACTGTTTTAGTTTGTATTGAGTGAGACGCGCCAGTATTACGAATGGTGCCAGCAGTGGTGCCGGTGGTGTTTTTAACGGTGCCGAGCAGCCAAGGGCCGAGGTGAGTTGCGAATCCCATGATATGTGTTCCTTACATACAAGATAAGTGCGGCAATTGGTATGTCATCTGCTGGGGCAGTTTGGCGCACTGGAAGTCCCAGATGGAAACAATATACCATCAATTTAAACAGCGTGCAATAAAAAAGGCACCCGAAGGTGCCTTAGTTTGGGGTCTCTCACTCCAATGCCGTTACTTCCTTTTAAGTTGCCAACGGGTAAGCAACTGGGAGAATGGTCAACCCTCCCTTACCAAATATTAAGCGCCGGGAGAACCGTAAGCACCCAATGGATCAGACCAGCCGAAGCTATAACGCTCACGAGCCTTGTAACGCACGTTGCCGGTATCGAAGTCACCGTCCATGCTGTTAGTCAGCGGGCTACGCTCAAAGTGCTTCAAGCCGTTAGGAACGTCGGTAGTCAAATACCAGCCGTTTGCATCGGTCAAGAAGTGGTTAACGGTATAACCTTCAGGGATCGAACCGTTGTTCTTCAGAGCGTTGATATCGTTGTCGGTAGTACCAACGCGCAGGCTGGTTTCCAACAGACGAGTACTAACGAACATCAGAGCAGGCGGAACAATCAGCTTGCGGGGTTTGGCTGCAATCAACAATCCGCGCTCATCCGTCCAAGCGGCGATTTGAATAACTGCGTTTTCCAACGAAGTCTCATTCAAGTCAGCAGCAGTGGTGGGACGATTGCTGTTGGTTCCACCAGACACCAGAGGGTGAGCAGTAGAGAACAACGAAACGCCATCACCACCAACGTAGGCATTGGAGAAGCCGTTGTTGATAACGGAGGCAGCCTTCACTTGCTTGGTATATGCCATAGCACGGGCAAGAGCTTTTGTGTAACGAGCCGACAGGGAGTCGTACAAGTTATCTTCCACAGCCTCTTCCGTGATCGAGAAACCAAGGGCAATGGTTTCATGGTTGTACCGAGCAGTAAATGCTTCTTGAGCATTGTCATACTGGATTGCTTGTCCCTCATTCTTCACCGGTGCGGCGGAGAATCCAGACAGTTTGGTCTCTTCTTCAAAACTACGCTCTGATTGCTCAGTTTCGTAGATCTCTTTATGCTCTTCGCCGTAGCGGGCATATTCCAGTCCGAACAAAGCATTCAGACCGGGGAGCAACTCTTTAAGTAGTTGTGCGCGTGAAATAGCCATTTTGTGTCACTCCTTAGACAGAGACAGGGTAGTAGTAGCCATGAGTGCCTTGGTTAAATTTAACCAAAACTTCAGGATACATGGTGAACACCACCGTAGCACCGCTAGGAATAGCAGTTACGGAACCGGGAACTGCAACTGCAGCATTGATAGTGATGGAGGTAGTACCTGCGGTCAAACCAGCAGTTACATACGAACCAGTTTCAATCAATTGACCATTTGCAGCAATGTAGCCAACGTCAGCACCATACAAGATAGCGCTTGGCAAGCCAGAACCAGTCAGAGTAATGGTGGTGGACGAAGAGCTACCGGTAGCAGAGACAGAGTATGCGGTATCAGTTTGCAGACCAACCACACGCAACGGCACTTGAGCAGTGGTGCCCAGAGTCGATGCCAACGCCGCCAGATAAGAATTACCTGTGTTGACGTTACCAGCAACTGCAGAACCCGTACCAGCTTCCCACAAGCGGCTCAACTGAATGTTTTGACCCAACAAGGGAACAGCGCCAGAACCCAGAGCCGTGCCGGACTGGATCATAGCCATTTTAAACACTTGATCAGGATCATCCGCAACCAAAGCTACTGCGTCACCTGCCAAAGTACCGGCGGGCCAGTATTGGGCAAATTGCTTTTGCTTGGTAATGGGGTTGGTATAAGAGCAACCCAAGAACACGCCAACGATGTTATCGGTGGGTGCAGTACTGCCGGGAGTTGTTTCGCCGTTAGACGAGGTAATAGTGGACTGAACCACTGTACCGCGCACCAGCTTAACAATATCACCGTAGAAGATGTTAGTTGCGTAACCGTACTGAATGGGCAAGCTACGGGTGGAACCCGCAAATACTTGTCCGCCGATCAAATTGACCGGCTTTAGCCCGTAAGGGGCATCAATCGAAGGATATGCCATTTAAGACTCCATAAAAATTAAGAACCATTTCCGCCACGGGTTACTGAAGACTTGCGGTCTGCAAATAACGGCATGCGCGGATCATTTTGTCGCAAAAAGCTGTTGTCAACCGAGTCCATCTGGTTTTGAGATTGCCCACTGTAATACCTTGTAATAGCTTCAGCTTGACCGGTAGGGATTTTGCAGAGCATTAACCCACCAATTTCGATGTTGCCAGTCTTAGGATTACCGGGAATCATCATCTCCGGGTGATCTTCTGCTTTGACAGGGACATATCCATCGCGGAGTTTCCGCGAAACATTTGTCACCATGACCTCTGAGTTACCGTGTACAGCAGTCGCTATCCAGCGAAAGGTGTATCCGGGTTCTGGTCGTGGGTCTGGCAAAGCGCTAGACGGTTGATAAACATACCTTACAGATTCATCGCGTGTCACTGAGTCACGGGCTTTACGAGTTTCATTCATTTGAGTTCTCCAATTTAGCTTGTTGAATAGCATACTGCTGCGGGGTGATACCAAATTTCTTTGCCAAGGCCATAGCTCTGGGGGTCATTTGGATCGTTTTCTTGCCAGTCGAACGGGACGAAGGCGAGACTACCGAAACAGGTCTTTTGGAAGACTCATTTGACTTACGCTCATTCCCAAATACTTCTGGGAACTTTTCCTTGATGCGAGTATCAATGGCGGCAAAGTACTCGTCGCTGCGCGGGTTGTAGCCTGCGTTCATTAGTTTTTTGTGCAGCCCTAATGCATAGCTGGATACGTCTTCAAAGCCTTCTGAACTAAACCACTGGTTTTTGGCCTGCCAGCGCAGGGTTTTTTCGTCTAGTTGCGGCTCTGGTTCTGCATATTGTTGCGGTTGTACACGATTTTCAGTCTGCTGTAAAGGCGCTTGCCGAACATTATTCAGGGCATTAATCTTCATCTTGGCTTCAAGGAGGGATTCCTGTGCTGCCAATATTGCATCTGCATCAAAAGCCTCTTGGGCTTTCTTGTACTGTGTACGGGCGGCTTCCAATTCATTCTCAGCCAATGTCTTGGACTGATCCATGTATTGCTTGCTGCCGTTATGCACATACTGTTTGAGCGTGTTGTTTTCGTCGTATAGCTGTTGGGCAATACGTTCCAAGTCTTGCTTTTCGCGGGCCAGTGCTTCCTTTGCGCGGCGCTCATCGTGCCGAACTCGGGTAAGTTCCTTCATCCGGGATTGGACATTTTTGGAATATGAAGCCAACTCATCTTCTGATGGTTCGACTACAGGACGATCAAGGGGTTCACGGCCTCGATCAACTTCTGGAGTGTCATCGACAAGTTCAATTTCGACTTCGTCTTGGTCAACTTCAGGAGCTTCTTTTTCAACTTCATCTGGGAATTTAAACTCAGACATGGCTAATACCTCGCGGATCTTGTACAACACCTTCGATTTGATCGTCGTTAATCAAACGCATTTCTTTTCCGTACATTTTGAAGCGCGTACCGGTGTAGGTACGTACCATCACAAAATCTCCTACCTTGCACCAAGGGCCGCTAGGAAACTTTGCAGTATCTTTGTAGGCGTCCGGGCCTACTTTGACAACAAAAAGCACGGTTGTGGTTTGCTCTTCCCGGCGCATGAAGTCAGTCGGCTTAACAAGGGCGGAACCATCGTAGTTTTCTGAAACATCGGGAAGGATACATAGCAGCTTGTAACCAGAGGGTTCTGGTAGCTGTGTCGCTTTCTCTTCATCTGTTGCATTTTCTTTCGGCTTTTCAGCCGGTTGAATTTGCTTTGGGAATTTAATTCCCGGAGGCAGAATAAGATCACTCATCTGATTGTTCAACTTTCTTAAGCTCCGCAAACCGTGCGGAGGTCGGCCCAGCCCCGTCTGGAAAAGCGACTACCCCTTGTTCAGGAAGTAGCGAAGGGTCAAAAACATTTTGCTTGCGTACGTTGTCGCGTTCAGTCATTGGCTGTAAATTCCACCAAACATGGAGTCCACAAACATGCTCACTGCGTAATGGAACTATGTGATCAACGTGATAAACAGTAGCCGTAAGTTGTTGTAGGTGTTGTGTTGCAGCATAAATCTCTAGGACACGCTGCTTTTGCTCTAACGTTGTCCACTTTGGGGTAGCTTGCAGTCTTGCAATATACCGTGCGGCTGCGCTTATTCGCCAGCGACGTATCGTTGTATTGGTAATTTCTACAAATGCTTCTTTTTTGCGCTGCATACGCAACAGCGTAGCGTCACGCCTTTTATCTTTCTGACGCTGTTTATAAGAGGTGGATGCTGTATATGCTTTTGCATATTCGCGCTTCTGGACTTTACGTGTTAATCGGTACTCCGACTCACAACTTTTGCAACGGTTAGAACACCCTGTCTTGGATTTTGCAGCCTTAAAAAAGGCCGTGCTATCTTTGACTTCTTTGCACATGCTGCATTTACTACTCATCGGAATTTTCAATTTTTTTAAGTAACGCCAAAAGGTAGGATTCAGCGGTGGCTAGGCCCTGAATAACACCGCACAGTTTCTGATACTCTTCAAAGGAACGGCAGACACCACTCGCCAAGTCATCTGCATAATTGTTCATGTCCTTGCGTATTTGTTCGCGCAATACTCGTCCGAAGTCTTGGATCATGATGTTCCTTTATCAATTGCTTGCAAAGCCGACATGGCTTGGTCTCGTTTCTCTTTCGCTATCTTTGCGCCCAGTTGTAGACCGGCGTTTTCTTGCTCAAAGGTTTGACGCTCTTTATCAGCTTGGAGCTTCATACCTAGTTTGGTGCCTTCCAGTTGCATTTCAGCTTGAGCTATTTCTTGCTTAATGTTGTTCTGGTCGACTTTGTTTGCTACATCTGCTGCAAAGCGCTTGGTTTCAAGCTGTAGACGGGCTTGTTCCAGTTGGAATTTCTGCTGGGATTCTTGGCCTTTGAGTTGCAGTTCACCCTGTTTGATTTGGAGTTCTTGCATCTGCATCTGAACCAAGGGGTCTTGGGCTTGTTGCTGGGCTTGCATTTGTGCAGCTTGGCCTTGGCTTTGCTGTAGAACCTGCTGCGCAGCTTGGGCCATCATGGTGGAGAGAGACATCTCAACTTCTGGAGGCAGTTCTGCATCCTGTGGAGGCAGGGCAATACCCATTTGCTGCTCAATCTGAGCGCGGTATTTAAACCCTACGTGTTCTGCGATATGAGCCATGAGGGCGGCTTGTATCTGCTGGGCACGGGGATTCTGACCAATGCTTTGAGCCAAGAGAGGATCTTGGATGAAGGACTGATGGACTGCCAGATGAGCGTCATGGTCTTGGTAGAAGAAGGCTTTTACCGGCTCTCCACGCAGAACAGACATGTTTTCCGTGACAGGATCCATTGGCTTCTGGTCTTCTGGGAGCTTTACAAGCTTATCTGCGTTCTTAATTCCCAAGACTTCCAACATCCGGCGGTGCAGTTGGGGCATGTCATAGATATCCGGGGCCATTTGGGCCATCTGAATGACAGCTTGGTACTGAACCACACGCTGACTCATGGTTGCTGCGTTGGGATCAGAGACGGGGATGATCTCTACGTAGTCATAGTCTTCCCGTTTGGCGCTCTGGTCACCCTTTTCTGGCTTGTAGTCATAGTCGGGGTCGGTGTAATCCCGAATAATCTCTGCCAAAAGGCCCAATTCCTGTTTAAACGTGTAATGCAAGCGGGCTTGGATGGCTGTCATCACCTTGAGTTGACGCTCAAGCAGGGCCAATGTGCTTCCAACTGGGGCGTTGGAGGACATATCGCTGACTTTCATGTCCGCTGTAGCGGCAAATCGGCGTCCTTCCTCAACGATAGTGCCCAAAAGAGCCGCCAAAACCTGACTTGGCTCCTTATATGGCAGGGGAAGGATGTTGTCCCGCAAAACGCCAGAGCCAATGTCCACATCACGGAACTCACCGGGCTGAATCGGGGTGTCATCACCCTTAATACGCAGTCCACGGGTCTTCAATCCACCGGGGAGGTTACTCAGGGTGCCTGCGTCGATCAATTGACGCATGATGCTGGTTGCAGACTTGGCAAATCCACCGATCAGATGGAACAAACCGAAGCCATAAGCACCAAAGCCGGGGATGTATTGGTAATGAACGAAGTGCTGACGCTTTAAACGCAGTGGGTCATCTTCATTCCAGTTACGGCGGATAGCCAGCACCGTGTTATTGCCCTTGATCATCGTCAGAACATAGGGCAACGCAATCCCGGTAGGCTCTCCATCTTCATCCACATCCTCAAAGCCGGGGAGATCTAGGTCTGCGTGGATCTCATAGAGGGTATAGCGCTCATCGTTTAAATCGCTAAAGCCGGTTTCTTTGTCTTTGGCTTTTTTGATGTTGTCCTGCTCTTTGCCGGGGTCGGGAAGATCACAATCCCGGTAGAAGCCTGCTTGTTGGAGCTTAAGAACCTCATTCTTGGTCTTGCGCATGACATGGGTCAGGCGGTAGCAGGTATCCAGATCTGTAGTCCCATAGGGCAGGATGATGTCTTCTGCGGGGATGAACATGGATACTTGCCGTCCCAGATTGGGATCGTAGTAAACCTTCTTAAAGGCAGATCCGGTAGCAGGGAGACTCCAAAGCATCCGCTCTTGCTCCGGGCGGAACTCACGCATCACTTCAGTAAGCTCATAGTTCATGTCATCTTCGACGCGAACTGCAGCTTCTTTCTTCTTGGTGGTCTCTTCACCAATGATCCGTGTCCGAACCGGGCCTGCGGCAGGGAACATCTCGGTAATGGTTTCTGACTGGAACCTGACAACTGCCTCGGTAATCATGGGGTGGAACACGCCACTGGCACCCTGCCAAGGTTCTGTGCGCTCTTCAAACTGAAGACCCAGCAACTTCAAACCTTCGACATAAGCCTTTTCCCAATCCTTACGGCTACCCTTGTCGTTGGAGATATCCCCGTCCAGATCTCCTGCGATGGAAGACATCTCACCATCGTCCATTTCTTCTGCGAGGTTTAAACCAAAATCAGGATCAACCTTCTCAATGGAGATATCCAAGCCACCCATGTGGATATCTACCGACTCGGGATCGACAATCTCAATCTCAATTGGCTCTTCTGCCATTGCCAATTCCTCAAGACCTGCGGGCGCTTGGTACAAACTCTTATCAAAATTAGCCATTGGGTATCCTTAGTAGTATTCGTATTTACGTCGAAAGATTGGTGCTTCATCTTCCTCGTCTGAGGCAATCTGGATAAAGCCACCCTGCCGAAACCGCATTAATGCTTGGCTGCTGGAGTCAACCAAGTCATCGTTATCCCCATTGGGGAATGCAGCCATCTCTTCCATAACCTCGTCTGCCCAGCGTGTTGTTGGACACCATACAACCCCAGAGGCAAATAAGTCTGCAATAGAGTTTACACGGCTTATTTTGTCGTTGCCTTTGCCGGGGGTGTACTCGGACAAGGGGACACCAATCTTCCTAAGCTCATAAATTAAGGGAGCGCCAGCAGCGCGCTTCTCAATAATCAGGGTATCTGGCTCCCACTGCTTGTATAGCTCCAAGGCCATCTTCTTAAGCTCAGGGAACTCCATACGCTGTTTAAACGCATCTAAGAGAATGATATTCGTCTTGTAGTTACCCTTGTCATCGGGGTGTTCAAATATTCCCCAAGTGGTACAGGCGGAATAGTCGGCACGGTTATTCTTCTCAAATGCCGTGTCCCAAGACTGAATAAGGTAATCACATACCGGCATCTTCTCTGGTTCCCAGATACGCCACTGATCCCGTTTGATAATCGCACCCTCATTACCGGTGGGATTCTGTTGGTACTGCGCTTCCCATTTAGCAACGGGCAGTTCTGCCTTGAGGGATTCCAATTCCTTCTTAGACCAGAACGCAGGCCACAGAGGAGTTCCTGACGGGAGAATGGCGGGAAACTCAATCACTTCCCATTCATCCACTCCATCATTGGCGGACTTCTTCAGGATCTGCCCTGTGAGATCTCTCTTAGCCCACCGGGTCATAACAATGATGATCGCCCCGTTAGGCTGCAAACGCTGCCGAGGCCCAGATGTGTACCACTCATACACATTGTCAAAGATCGCAGGGTTATTCTGCTTCGCCTCCTGCTCCGAATGCGGATCATCAATGATCAATAGATCTGCACCCTTACCAGTGACGGCACCACCCACACCAATAGCGAAGTAGTCCCCTCCCTTATTGGTGTTCCACCTACCAGCAGCTTTGGAGTCCGAAGACAGCTTTGTCTCAAAGATCTTTGAATACTGCTCAGAGGAAACAAGGTTCCTGACCTTGCGTCCAAATCCTGTGGATAGTTCTGCGGTGTGAGCAGTCTGGATAATCTTCTTCTCCGGGAACTTTCCTAGAAACCAACTGGGCAGAAGAAAAGAAGCAAACTCTGACTTAGTGTGCCGGGGAGGCATATTAATAATCAACCGCTTCAATGTCCCATTGGCAACCCTCTCAAAGGCATCTGCCATGATCTTGTGATGCTGCCCTGAGATAAAGATAGGCCACATCTGCTGGACAAAGAACAGGAAGGACTCCCTGCACTTCTCAATCCTGTCCATCTCCAAGAGCATATTAATCTTTGCTCTCTCCGTGTCGGGAACCTTGTCCACGATACTCAAATACCCGGATATCTCTTTCGCCGTCAGGAGCGTCATAGCTTGCTAATCTCCTTCATGGACTTATCCACCAACTTAATGGAATGGAACTTGTACGGCTTCAGATCCAAATGCCCATCCGCCTTTAAACGGTGAATGATCCGGTGGATGTTGGACTTAGAAGACAAACCCAAACTCTTGGCTATCACCTCATAAGAGGGAGATACACCATGCAGCCTTATGTAGGCTCTGATGAAGTCCAAGACAAGCTGTCTGCGTTTAGTCATGCCGGGAGTTTAAACGAGATTGAGAACGTTCGCAAATGTCTTTCCTGAAAATATATATACCGGGGGGGGTTGAGAGGGAAAGAGAAGGGGGGTATGTCGCTATGTAATCGTTTGAGCGGATTAGAGCGTAATACGTGCGGGGGCAGTAGCGGGTCATTTAGGGGGGTGGGGGGTGGGTGGGGTCGCCATCCTCGCCTGATACCAGTAGCCCCCCCGTTTACACGCTCTTGGTCAGCAGCTTGAGGTGACCCGACAACTCCCGCTTCAACTGGTCAGCGCTTGGTGCTGCCACTGCTGTCTCTGTCTGTGGTGTAAACACTCCGACTGCTTTGCCCATTAGTTCAAGAGCTTTCAGGCGACTGCCCTCTTGCTTGGCTCCCTTGCTCAGTGCAAGTAGCTGACGCAGGACATATCTCTTGGTGGCTGCAACGTCCTCTGTGAGTGCTTCCACAGTCTCTCCCCAAGCGTCTTCCAGCATCTGACTGATCACTGGGTGCTTGGTCAGCTTGTATGCGTTGGCACTGATCACCCTGTCGCTGCTCTTGTCATCTGGGTATGCTTCCCTGTAGGCGTCAGCGTTACCCTTACCCTGTATCTTGGCTGCGACGAATGCCAACTGCTTCGGGGTCAAGCGTCTGATCTGCCTCGGGCTGGTGATGACTGTTCCGTCCTTGCGCTTTGCTGGTGGCTCCGCTCCTGCG